TAAATTAGATAATGACCAACAAACAGCTTTATTCTTAGCTAATTTACATCAACAAGTAGGAACAAATGATTTATTTAAAAAAATATCGGAGGGAGATATGCAAGCAAAAGTAGATATGTATATGCAATATCATTATAAAAAAGAAGATGCTAGCGTAAAAGATTACGCAGAAAAAATATTTTTTGGATTAAACTAATGGCAGAGTGGGAAAAAGAAATAGCAGAATTAAAAACAGATGTTAAGTACATCAGAGAAGATGTTAACATCATGCAAAAACAAATAAGAGATTTAAATAAAACTAGTAATATGGGGCTTGGAGGTATCAAAGTGCTTTTACTCATAGGCGGTGTATTAGGAGCAATTTGGACATTTATTAAATTGTCCGATTAATGGAAACATTATTACTAGCAATAACAGGTTTTAATTTATTTAGTAACGTAACAGAAGACGGAGGTACAAATAGTATGTTAGGTGGATTACCAGTAGAAATGATTACAATGCTAGGGTCTAGTTTATTAGGTGGAGTAATGTCTATCTGGTCACAAAGTATCAAAGCAAAACAAGAAGAACAAAAAATGTTATTGGCTAGAGCTGATAACCAGATGAAACATATAGACAAAGCAAGAACATATGAGAACAAAGGTTTTCAATGGACTAGAAGAATTATTGCTTTGACTGCAGTATTTATGGTAATTGCATATCCTAAATTTGTTCCTGTATTTTTTGATGTTCCTGTTATTTTAACATGGACAGAATTTACAGGTGGGTTTTTATTTTTAATAGACCAAAAAGAAGTGTTAATGGATAAAGCCTTTGCAGGTGTAATTATAACTCCATTAGATACTCATTTAATGTCTGCAATAGTAGGATTATATTTTGGAGGTAGCCTTGTTAAGAAATAGTTTAATTATATTATTAGTATTACTTGCAACAACAGCGTTAGGAGATTCAACAAATGACAACAACGCACAAACAAACTCCTCGGGTAGCAACACGCAAATCACAGGAGGGTATACATCGACTACAACTAACACATACTCGGGTGGACAAACAAACACAACAACGAGTACCACTTCATCTACTACCAATGGGTCAGATGTACCTGTCAACTCTGCAAACTCCCCTTCCTATTCGGCTATGTCTCAAGATGTGTGTAGCATGGGGATTAGTGGCTCTGTATCTACTCTTGGTTTTGGCGGTTCTTTTGGTAAGCATGTTCGTGACCTTAATTGTGAACGAATAAAATTATCTAAAGTATTATATGATTACGGAATGAAGGTAGCGGCTGTGTCAATTTTGTGTCAAGATGAGCGAGTATTTTTTGCGATGGAAATGGCAGGAACACCTTGTCCGTTTGAAGGCAAGATTGGTAAAGAAGCTTTAGAACAATGGAATAAGTATGATATAGAAAGACCAGACTATAACTCCTATGTATCTAAATTAGAAACACGTTCTCGTATCGATGCTGAACTTGCAGAAATAGCAAGACAAGAAGAAGCTAGAAAACTAGCAGAGGAAAAAGCTAGAAAAGAAGCTGAACTTGCTACACTAAAAGAAGAAGAAAATCTTAACGATATAATTATTGAAACAAAAGAAATAAAAATAATTAACGTACACGGAGAATGAGGTACTTATATTATGGGATATGGCTTTCAATAGCTATATCATTTCTTTGTATCTACAGCATAGGAAATGCCCAAACAGTAAATACAGGAAACGTTCTTTCTAACTCTACTTTTGGAACGGGTAACACTACAAGTACAACTGGTTGGTCAACAGATGGCGATGATGGTGTTCACTCTCATGGTGCTTGGAATGGATTTCCATATCAAACAGGCATGGATGATAGTGGTGGCGTATTAGCATTTGAAGGTCATGAGGAAGATAATGTATATCAAGATGTAGATTTAGTTGATGATGGCCATTTAACACAGCATCAAATGAATCAAGGTTTTACCTCAACCATGGGAGCAGACGTATGGTTTTGGAACA